AAAAGTTATTCCATTGGTCGCCTAAATTTGATATTTTACCTCCTAATGTTTTAGAGATGGCATCCATAGAACCTGCAACGCCTGTCATTTGACCATACTGCATTAATGCCTCCCCAATTGCATCAGAATTATTTTTAACTTCTTTGGTTACGCCTTTGAAAGACATTGTAACTTTGTCACCCGATTTGGATGCTTTTATTCCAAATTCTTTCAGTCGTTCAAACTCTCCTGTTTGAGCGTCGAGCATCGCCTCGGTAAGTTGGTCGAAACCTTTACCTTGACTACTTGCTAAATCTCCTAATTTTGTCATTTCTGCCATAGTAGGAGCAAACCCTCGATTGACTAATTTGACAAAAGAGCCAGTTAGATCATTTAATTGAAAAGGCGTTTTTGTAGCAAAATCAGTAAGCATATTTAATGCTGCAGCTCCAACTTTGTCCGACTGAAAAGTATTCGTCAAAACGGCATTAAATTTTTCATATTCCGCCCGGGCATCAATGACCTTATTTGTAAACGACCAAATGGCCGCTACAGCAAATACACCCGCAAGTACATTTTTTAGTTTACCCATAGTTCCGCTCAAACTCCCCGATGTTCTTTCAACGTTTTTCATAGAACCGTCAAGTCCATCAACATTTTTTTTAGTCATACCTACGCTAGCCGCCACATTTCTCAATGTAGAGCTAGCCATATCTTTCATTTTAATTATAAATTCGTAGGCGGTCATAATGATTGTTCAGAGGTTTCTTTTTCGGTTTTTCTAATGAAATGTAAATTTTGAATTTCTTCCGCCCATTCTTCATCACTCAACTTGTGAGGTTTTGGAATGTGCATGTAAAATTTCAGATAAGCGTCAAACAATCGAATATTTATGTTTTCAGCAAGATTATAGGCGGAAGCGTCATCGGTATCAATGACGGCTTCCTTTAAAGCTTTTCCAGTATTGCTACTCTACCGTTTTGGATTTCTTCAATGGCTTGATATAAAGGAAAACGAATAGCGGCATTCTCTTTATCGTTAAAGGCATCGTCTTTTTCAAGACAAACACGTTCAAATAATTTCTCTTGAGTTACAAAAGGTTTTCCCGATGGGTTTTTTCTTTCTGCAATTTTGATGTCATCACGAGTGATAACTCTAACAACGCATTTTACATCGCCAATACTAATTGTAGTTTTGTTTCCTTTTTTCTCTAGTTCGGCATCTTCGTAAGTGAAAAATTTAACCATCTTTCTTCTTGCTGGTAAAAAGTAAGTATCGTCTTTTCGTACTTCTTCATCGCCACCAATAAATAAAATGTTTATCATTTCTTCGCCAAATGCCAAATCGCCATCGTTTTGCATTGCCGTGAAAGCTCGTTTGTAGTCTTTCATTTTTGGCTCACGCAAATAAGCTGTTTTATCATCTACAGGAAGTCTATAAACTCCACCGTACTTTTCTTTCCACTCGTTAATTTGTTCTTGTGTCATCTTTATTGTTGTTTGAAAAAAAGCCATCCATTTAGTGAATGGCTTTTGATATGTTTTTTACTCTTTTTAGCAGGTTCTTGTTATTCTGAAAATGGTTTGAGTTCTAAAAGGATTTTCACGTATTCGATTTTCCTTATTGGCACTTAAACTATTCCTAAAATGTAAATTGTAATTTTCTAGCAACTTTTCGGTATAGGGTATTTTCTTAAATGGTTGGTTTGAACTATGCCACCCGACATCTGTAATGATTGCTAAAGTGTTGAACGGTTTTGTTACAATTTTAAAAATGTGAGCATCATTGCTCTGTAAAAAGTTGGCACTAGGATCAACCGAAACCAATTCAAATGAAAGTACGTTATCTACAATTGTATGAACTTGGTAGTCCTTGACAATTTCGATTTTTTGTTTTTGCTCCGTCAATGGTGTACTTGCCATCGCCGTGAAACTAATCATCCCGATTAGTAACATAAAGAGAACCTTAAATGGTCGCATTATTATTGTTGTGGTTTAATATCTAAAAAGATGATAGGCAATTCGACTAACATATTTTTGTCGCCTTGTTTCATTCCTTTTTTGGTTTCAGTAAATTCGCAACCGCTTAAAATATCGGTTACAGATTGTCCGCCATCTTCTGGAACATAAGAAACAATAACATCAAAATTTAAGTCAAGAATGCTCTTGTTTGGGGCATCTTGAACCATTGCCTCCAGTTCACTTTGCCAAACGGTAATTTTACCTTCGTAGGATTTGTTACCTCTTGTGATTTTATGCGGTTTATTACCACGACCACGTAAAGTGTCTTTTTCCTGCTTTTCGGTATATTCAACTTCGGTAATACCTTCTAAAATTCTACCTCCTATCGAAATAGACAAGTCTGGCCAAGCGTATTGTTTACTACTAAATGTGCTCATATTATTCTAGGTTTGTTGTAAATCCAATGTTTACAGTTATAAAATCACTATAGCCAACAGGTAATAATTGTAAAACGACATCAAGGTTATCGGTTACTAATACATTTTGATTTTCGTCTATGTATGCCTTTACAGCCGATAGTTTGCCTTTGTCAACCATAAGCCCTTTGATTTGCTTTTCGATTGCATTTTGCCATCCTTTGACAATAGCAGGGTGCACGTTTCCAGTTGAAGTAACTGGTATTTCGTCTGACAACTCCTCAACTAATGTGTCGTAAGCAATTAGAACCGCTTCGTCCATTACAAAACCTCTTGATTGTGTTTTGAAGTCATCGGTTGCATCTGTTAGCGTTTGGTCACCTGTGAAATAGAATCCTGATCTACGTGCAAAACTTCTTAAAGAAATGTATCCTTTGTTTTGAATTGCGTTCCAGGCGTTCACTAAAGTTTGAATTGCCTCTCCGTTTGTAAAGTATGCCGCCAATTGTTCAACTGGGCCATCTTTAACACGTGATATTTTTCTTTGGCTTGGAATACGTGATACTCTACCTAATAGCAAACCAATTGAAGCTTCTTTTGAGCCGTCAGTATTAGCCAATAGAATTGAAACTTTATTTAATTGTGTAGTTGTATAATCTTTAAGATTCGCTACAACTCCGTTAAATTTGTTTCCAGAGATAAAGGCACGTACAGGGAAGTAATTATCTGCATAACTATCGCATAATGCTTGTGCTTTAATAACAGCTAAAGAAACATCAGCATCCAAACCATTAGTAATAACTTCTGTTGCACCCGATTTTTTAACAAAACCTAAAGCGTTGATTTTTCCTTTTGAATAGTCAAGTAGTTTAGTGGCGTATTGCTTTGTTAAATCCGCCATATCCTCCATAGTAACCGTGGCAGGAACTAGCATAAAATAAAGTTCGGCACCTTTTTTGGCTTCGTCATAAAATGCTTTAATTTGCTTGTGTGCAAAAGCATTTGTACCCGCTTCTTCAATACCCAAATTTTCGGCTTCTTCAAGCGAAAATATTTGATATGGATTTCCTGCAGTAACTTTATTCACACCAGCAACTGTAACTCCAGTTAAAACGATACCCGCAATTTTTTGAATGTCTGCCTGTAACAATCCTAAACCATTTTTAGAAATGTTGAATTTTATGTTTGGTAAACTCATACTATTTTGAAAATTTAAGTAAATAACAAAGTGCAAATCCAAGTAAAAAGGCAATGATGATATTCCAAAATGTGAATCCTCTTTTTTCGATAGTTTCCCTATTGTTATTCGTGTTAGTGTTTTCGTTTTCTTTTTGAAATTCACTCTTTATTTTGGCTACTATTGCCAAACTATCACAGGTTGCAAATACTTGAATTGTATCGTGTACAATTTTCAATTTTACTTTTGCCTGTCCGTTTTGTTGAGTGTAAACAATCGGTTTTGAATTAGCGTTTAAAGGGTTTTTAAACACCAGTTCTGACAATGGTATTTTTAAATTTGTTTCTGCCTTCGGAGCAAAAAGAGTGGTATCCTTATAGGTTACCAGTTTTTCAGATGTTACCTTGGTTTGCGTTTCGGTTTTTTGAATTTCCTGCCGTTTTGCACGACAGGAACTCAACAAACAACTAAAGACAAACACTAATAACAAGAGCGTTTTTTTATACATTTTTGTATTCTTTTTTTGCGTCAAAACTTGGACATGCTTTTTTCACGCTTGGAAAATCTTTATGACCTTGAATTATTGCGGTTGGAAATTTCTTTTTTAGATCCGTAAGTAATTTTAAGAGTGTTGCCTTTTGGGCAGGAGTTCTATTGTCTAAAGGTTTATTATTGGCATCAACACCGCCTATGTAGGAGATGTTTATTAATACACTATTAAAACCTGCAACACCGTTAGAAACTTGTTCTATTGGCAATAATGGAACGGCTTCGCCATCGGGCTTGATAATAAAGTGGTAGCCGGGCATTTTCCAACCTAATTGGTTTTTCCAATAGCTTTGAATTGCGCTAATGCTCGTTTTTTGAGAGGTTGCGGTGCAATGCACGGCTATGTACTTTATTATTCTCACTATTCTTTTACTTCTTCAGATTCAACTTCAATGAGTAAAGGATTTGTAAAGGTTTCAACCTCTCTTTTACCTTCTTTAAGCGTGTCGGCATGGCGTAGAGCAAATTGCTTTACTTCAAATAAATAACCATCCGTTGTACCATAAACTACTTTTGATGCTGGGTTAGCTTCAAAATAATCTTGCTGTGGTGTGCTTTTTTCTTTCGCCATGACTATACAATTGCTCCTAAAAATTTAGGATTGTTAGCTCTAATGTTTCCTACTAATGCTCTTTGAGCAAAAGAAAGAATGTCGGCTTGAAGCCCAGAATGTTTAATAGTTTCATAAACATTTACATCACCAAAACATCTAAATGTTTCTTCAGTAGCCCACGTGAAAGATGCTTTTTTATCTCCTGCAGCTGCTACAGCTCCAAAAGGTTTTTTAACACCCGCACTGGTAAAAAAAGGACAGTTAGAATAGCTGTACACTTTAAATCCGTAAATCGTTGCACCTTTTTCAGAGTTGATCATCTTGTAGATGGCCAAGTCTTCTTTACGCAACATTGCCATGTGCTCTGGAGTCAAACAGATATTTAAACTTTCTGTTTTGTCTTTTCCTGCATAGAACAATTGCATATCGATGATAGCGTTAACAACTTTGTCATTTGCTCCAAGAACAATAACTTTATTGTCTGCATTGTTTTGAGCTGGTGCCCAGTTCCACGCCGCACGCTTTCCGATGTTTTTTTCTAAAGAGGTTCTGTGACGACCAACAATTGATTCACGTTTGTTGTATTGCAATTCCACTTCTTGCAAATCTCTATGACGAGTTTGGTCAGTGCTATAGGTTCTTAAAATCACTTCACTTGGAACGTCTTCGATAGTTGCCGTTGGCAATTCGTTTTCGTTTCCTACGAAATAATCTTCGTGTACGGCTGGCTCTAAACCAGCTTCCGCAAGATGTAGTTTGTTATTTTCTACATACTCTGACATATCAGTAGATGCCGTAACAAACGAGTGGTCTGGAACTGGATTTTCCTTAATTCCTGCTACCCAAATTTCTTTTTGTAATCCCATTTTTGTATCTTAAATGATTAATAATTTACTTTGAAAATCTTACGCCGTTTTCGTAATCTTTAGCCAACTGGGCGTATTTAGTTGGATCACTTTCACGAATTCTTTTTAACTCCACTACATTGTGTTTTTGTAGGTAGTCAAAAGTTTGTTCGGGAGTTTTAGGAGTGCTTTTTCCACCGCCAAGAATTACTTCTTTTACAACTTTGTGCGTTTCGGATTGAGTTCCTGTCGCCTCAGCATCAGTAATCAATTTTGAAAGAATCGCTTTTTGTCCGTCAAAATCATTCTCAAATGCTTTGATTTGCGTTGCTTTTAAAGTTTCGGGAATCAATGATAGACTGATTGCTTTTTCAACCAAGGCGGTTGCTTCTTTCAATACAATTTCTGCAATTGTACCTTGTAGTTCAATTACTTTTTTATCAGAAGCTTCTTTGGCAAGTTTCAGTTTTTGAACTTCGCCTACTACAGTATCTTCTGGAGTTTCTGCCGCAATACCTAAAGCAAGGGCAATGGTTACTAATTTTGACATATTTTGAGTTTTATTTTTGTTTACTTTATTAAGTACAAGCGGTTTTCCGTTTTTCGACAATTTCAATGCATCATCATTTCCGCCAATATCAACTATGGAAATTTCAACCAGTTTGCATTTGGTAACTGTTTCGTATTGTTGACCCGGAAGCAATAATTCCGCATCAGTTGATGTTGCTTTTACATCAGCAGACATTGAAGCCATTCTTATAAATCCACGTTCTACCTTGCCAGATATTCGTTTAGCGAAATCGTCGTCATTATCAAATTCAACATCCGCTAATAATTCACTACCATTTTTATATAGTCTGGCAACTTTGCCAATTACTTCACTACCTCGGTTTTCAGAGTCATAACGATCGTGCATAAATAGTACAACTGGGTTTCTCATGAACTGTACATAATCAATACCGTCTGTCAAAATCCGATAGCCATATTCGTTTACGTTTTCGGTATTTACTATAAAAGTGTGCGTCATTAAAAATCGTATTTGTGATTGATTAGTGATGCAAATTTGTGGGGTTTTCTATTCTAAAAAAAATCGTATTCCAAGCGTTGTATTCAATAAATACAAGGGTTGTTTCAATTTTATACAAACGTTGGAATTGAAATTTTATAGTCGGTATTGAAAGTCGAATTTTGCTTTATGAATGATATATTATTAGACACAAACGGCGATTTAAGTTTTCAAAATGGCGACGTTGTTATTGGCTATTCTGATAACCAACACCAGGAACATATTTTAATTGCCAACAAAGGCGAGTATAGAGAATTTCCCGAACTAGGTGTAGGTATTGAGCAAATATTGGACGATGACGATTATATCAGTGTTTTGATTGAAGCCAAGAAAAACCTTGAGTATGACGGTATGAAAATTAATAACATAAAGTTTGAAGAAAACGGAAACTTGAACATTGATGGATACTACAAGTAAAGCAAAAGGCAGAATGACTGCCGTGGAACGTGATTATAAAAAAAGTCAAGGAAAGGACTTGTTTATAAAAGGATTTTCAATAACCAATATTTCTGAAATAATTGGTGTTGGAATTAAAACTCTTTCGGGATGGCGAGAGCTTCACAATTGGGAAGGCGAAAAAGAGCTAAACAACATCCGACCTTCTGAAATAAAAAAGCTAATTCTACAATATGTGTTGGATATAAAAGAAGGTAAAAAACCACAACACAAAGCCGATGATTTGGCGAAAATATCAGCCGCATTTGACCGACTAAATGATAGTCGTAAAAAGGCAGTTTATACAATGGAGAGTATTGACGGATTTTCTCAATTTATGATGGTTGAAGCGGGAACTAGTATAGGCAAAAAACGTGATGAACTTTTAGAAATTCTAAAAATAGTTAGAATTCATTTTGATAAATACGTAACCGAATTATTGCAAGATGACTAAAACCGAATTGAAAACAGCAAAAGATAAATATTTTGAACAATCAAAATACATTCGAGAGCTCACGTCTAAAAGTATCGTTAAGGAAACAACCGATCAACAGGAAAAGAGAATTATACATCTTTTAAAACCTAAAAACTACGGCGAACTTTTTAACTATTATTTAGGTACTGGAGTCAATATGGCTGTAGCCGATTGTGATTGCTCAAAATATCATATCAATATGTATAAAGAGCTATACCACAATAGGGTAATTACTCAATTTCGGTGGGTGTATCGTGGCTTCGGTAAATCGGTTCATGCCAATATTGCTAATCCGCTAGCGTTAAAGCAAAACAACGAATTATTTTTTATGCTTTTGATTGGTGCAAATAATGATAAAGCAAAATTATTACTTGCCGATTTACAATTACAGCTCGAAAGTAACGAACGAATTATTAAAGATTTTGGCGTACAAGTGCAATATGGCGACTGGGCAAATGGCGAGTTTGAAAGTACCGACGGAAAGTTTTTTCTAGCGCAGGGAATTGAGCAACCTATTCGTGGATTACGCCGTGGAGCGAACCGATTAGACTATGTTAGTGTTGATGATATTGAAGATAGAAAAATAGCAGAAAACCAACGCATTATTCAAAGTAGAGTTGAAAAACTTACTGGCGATATGACCGGTGCATTTGGTAAAGATATTCGTAGAGCCGTGGCAAGCAATAACTTGATTACAAAAGAAGGAGTTATGCAAAATTGGTACGATAAAATGAAAGACAGTCCTTATACCAAATTACACAAAATTAACCTTACCGAAGCAGACGGAACGCCAACGTGGCCAGAACGATATAATCTTGATGATATAAAAGTTATTCATAACTCTTTTGACCCCTTTTCGTTGCAAAGAGAATATTATAATAACCCAATTGAAGAAGGTAAATTATTCAAAGAAGACTGGATAAGATTCCGACACGTAAATCACAATCAATTATTTGACGGTTTACTTTGTCATTGGGATTTGTCATATACCAAAGAAGGCGATTACAAGGCAGGTGTTATGCTTGGCGTATTGGGTCAAAAATTAGTAGTACTTGAATTATTCTG